AAACGGGTTGAACCCGCGAATACCTGTCCACCTATTAGGTTTACAGGCTTTAGACCGTAAGGGGCCGAGACTGTAGGATAAGCCATAAAGACTCCTATAAATTATTTAGAACCAGAACCAAACCCTGTTCCGCGACTTGTTGTTGACTTGCGGTCAGCAAACAAGGGCATCCGAGGATCACTATTTCGCATGAAATGATTGTCAACTGAATCCATCTGGTTTTGAGCTTGCTTGTTATAATACTCAGCGCGGGCTTCAACGCGTTCCTTGGGAGCCTTGCAAAGCATCAGCCCACCAATTTCTACATTGCCGTTTGCGTTATTACCAAACAAGGCCAATTCTGGATGATCCACTGCTTTCACCGGCTCATAACCATCGCGCATCTGTAAGGACACGTTGTTGGCTAGTGGCTGACCTAGCACATGAGTCGCTACCCAGCGAAACGTGTAATCTGGATCAGGTGTCGGATCGGGCAAGTTGCTCGGCGGTACGTATACTGCACGAACAGATTTATCGCGTGATTTTAAATCACGTGTGATGCGGTCAATAGTGTCAGCCATTTTGTTTCTCCAATTTTGCTAATTCAACAGCGTATTGCTGTGGGGTTAATCCAAATTTTTTAGCCAAGGCGATTTGCGTTGGCGACATTTCAACTTTTCGTACCCCAGACGACCTAGTCGCGGAAGCAACTACTGTTGCAGCTTTTTTAGAGCCATCAACCGATTTAGGCTTTTCTTCCCTTCCAAATACTTCTGGAAAAGTTGATTTAATGCGAGCATCAATGCGCTCGAAATATTCGTCAGAGCGAGGGTCAACCCCCGAGTTCACTAGTTTTTGATGCAGCCCTAGAGAAAAGCTGGTTAATTCTTCATACCCCGGTTGACCGAACCACTGGTTTTTTGCTTGCCAGCGCAAGGTTTTATCGTCGATCTCTTGTCGGGGTGGAGGAGATGACCTGATTTGTACATCAATATCATCTTGTTGTAAAGGGGTAGGTCTAAAGTTTTTTGCAGCTTCTACACGCATCTTGGCATCTGTCAAGGCTTCTTGTGCCTCCAACAGAGCGTCAGAATCACCTGCTTCGTATGCTTCTTTGTACTTACGCTTGGCATTTTCAAGCTCGGCATGTGTTGCCGCCTTGATTGTTTCAGAATAAGTCTGTTCACCCGTGCTTACGTGCTGTTTTAGACGTTTGTTCTCGTCCAAAATGTGCTGTGTGATGCGCTCTAGCTCCTGTTTCTCACGTGCAAGGGCTTCTTTGGCACGGCGCTCGTCATGACGGGCGTGTGTTAGCTCGTTGATACGCTTTTTAACGCTATCGGTGTACGAATCAAGTTCATCGTCAGACGGATCTTGCACTTGGCGATCTAAAGGCCGCTTGCCCCTGTCTTCTTTAGGAGTATCGTCAACGATTTCTATCTCAATTTCAGTACTTTCGTTCTCTTTTTCTGCTGAAGTCTCTTCAACTTCGTCAGGAAACTTATACGGTTCAGCCATTTTATTCCTTTCAAGCGCGGGTTAAGCCGCGAGGGTCTTGCACAACAGCATCAACTTGGTCGTCGTTGATGAGACGGAACTCTTTGCCAAAGATTTTGAATCTTGTGCCAGAGTAGGTACGTACTAAGACGAAGTCACCTTCTTTGCACCATGCTCCGTTAGGAAACTTGGTGGTGTCGTTGTACGCATCGGGGCCAACTTTCAAAACAAACAACACAGTGGTTGCCGTTTCTTCTTGGCGCATGCTTTCAAGCGGTCGGACTAAGTCCAGACTCGTACCGTCGATACGTTCAGAGATGTCGGGTACCGCGCAAAGAATCTTCCAACCTGTTGGGATTGGGAGTTGCGTGGCCTTTTGCTCGTCAGTAGCTTCAGGTGCATCCAGAGGCTGGATGGGTTCAGGCAGTGCAAAAGCACCGGGGGAAAGATCAAGATCACTCATCTGATTGTTCAACTTTCTGTGCAAGGTCAAGGAGATAACGCTCTGCGAGGGCTAGACCCTGAATAACCCCGCAAAGTTTTTGATACTCTTCAAATGTGCGACAACCCCCACCCGACAAATCGTCAGCGTAGTTGTTCATGTCGGTGCGTATTTTTTCGCGCAAAACGCGTGCGAAGTCTTGAATCATGATTTAGGTTCCGTTTTGGGTTGGTTTCGTTGTAATGCTGCGGTGCGTGCTTGCAAATCCATTTGAGCTTTGTTCTTGGCAATATCAGCGCCCATCTGAATACCAGCGCGTTCTTGTTCAAACTGTTGTTTAGCTTTACTCTCGTTAATTTGTGCACCTGTGCGCAGCGCCTCTAACTCTAGTTTGCCACTGACTTCTTGCTCTCTTAACTCCTGCGCATCGGCCTTGGCAGCGGCGTCCATCATAATTTTCTGTTTCTTCAATTCCAACTCGCCCTGCTTGATCTGCAACTCTTGCATCTGCATCTGAACCACGGGGTCTTGCGCTTGTTGCTGTGCTTGCATTTGCGCGGCTTTGGCCTGATCTTGCATGAGCACTTGTTGTGCGGCTTGCGCCATCATTCCAGACAAAGCTATCTCCACGTTTGGTGGCAACTTCTCGTCTTCTGGTGGCAGGGGCATACCCAGTTGTTGCTCAATCTTCTGACGCATCATGTAACCAACGTGCTCTGCAACGTGTGCAGTAAGCGCCGCTTGAATGGCTGGGGCGCGTGGGTTCTGACCAATGAACTGTTGAATTATTGGGTCTTGTAACAACAACATGTGCACTTGGATATGTGACTGATGATCTTGATACATGAACGCTTTGAGTGGTTTACCCTTGAGCACATTCTGGTTCTCAGACACAGGGTCTGTAGGCTTCATATCTTCTTCAAGCGGCACTAACTTAGCTGCATTTTTAATACCTAACACCTCCAACATACTGCGGTGCAGTTGTGGTAAGTCATAAATGTCGGGTGCCATCTGCGCCATTTGAATGACAGCTTGATACTGCACAACACGTTGACTCATGGTCGCGGCGTTGGGGTCTGACACGGGGATCACATCTACGTGGTTGTAGTCAGACTGTTTAGCACGGGGGCCTTTTGTACCCTCTGGCTCATACAAATAATCAGTGTCCGAATAATCACGAATGATGTTCTTAAGCAGACCCAACTCTTGCTTCAACGCAAAGTGCACACGGGCTTGAACAGCCGTCATCACCTTGAGTTGTCTTTCTAACAGTGCCAGTGTTGTACCAACAGGAGCGTTGCCACTCATGTCAGACACCTTCATGTCAGCGGTAGCGGCAAACCTGCGGCCTTCGTCCACAATGTTTTGAAGCAATGTGTACAAAGTTTGACTTGGCTCTTTATATGGTAAAGGCAGGATGTTGTCGCGTATCGTGCCAGAGCCTACATCTACATCACGGAACTCTCCCGGTGCGATCGGGGTGTCATCTCCTTTGATGCGCAAGCCACGTGTCTTGAGTCCACCGGGCAAGTTGGCAAGTGTTCCTGCATCGATGAGTTGACGCATGAGGGATGTAGCGGATTTAGCAAAGCCCCCGATAAGATGGAAAAGCCCGAAGCCGTAAGCTCCAAAACCCGGGATATATTGGTAGTGCACAAAGTGTTGGCGCTTGAGTTTAAGTGGGTCATCTTCATTCCAGTTACGGCGAATGGCCAACACATCGTTAGTACCTTTGATGAGTGTTACCACGTATGGCAACATGATGCCAGTGGGTTCACCATCATCTTCGTCTTCAAAGCCTTTGAGGTCTAGATCAACGTGGCACTCATACAGTGTGTAACGTTCATCATTCAGGTCACTGAAACCTGTCTCTTTGTCTTTGGCTTTCTGAATATCGCTGATGGATTTATCGGGCGTAGTCAACTCAACGTCACGATAGAAGCCCGCTTGTTGTAGCTTGAGAATCTCGTTCTTTGTCTTACGCATCACGTGTGTAATGCGGTAGCACGTATCCATCTCTGTTGTGCCATACGGCAAGATGATGTCTTCGGCTGGAATGAAGATCGATACCTGACGTCCCAAATTGGGATCATAGTAGACCTTCTTAAACGCTGAACCTGTGGCTGGCAGTGACCACAACATACGCTCATGCTCTGGGCGAAACTCAACCATCTTCTCTGTCAACTGATAGTTCATATCATCTTGAACACGAGCAGCGGCTTCCTTCTTATCAGGTGTCTCTTTGCCAATAATCTTGGTGCGTACTGGCCCTTGTGCGGGGAACGTCTCAGTAATTGTCTCAGCTTGAAAGCGAACAACGGCTTCTGTAATCATGGGATGGAACACACCTGACGCACCGTTCCAAGGTTCTGTGCGCTCTTCGATCTGCAAGCCCAGAAGTTTTAAACCTTCGGTGTAAGCCTTCTCCCAATCTTTGCGGCTGTTCTTATCGTTGTCAATGTCAGAACACAACTCACCTGCCATAGATTGCAGTGCGCCCTCGGATACTTCATCGGCTAAGTTATCAGAGAAGGTATCGTCATCCCCTTCACCAATGCTGATCTCTAAATCACCGGCACGAATGTTGACTTCTTCAGGGTCAACAATTTCAATTTCAATCGCGCCCTCGTCTTGCGCTAATGCGTCAATCCCTGCGGGTTGTTGGTACAGTGCTTTGTCGATGTTAGTAGCCATCTTTGATCCTTAGTAATACGCCGCTTTACGGGGCATAGAGAGAATGTCATCTTTTTCGTCGCTGTCCAAGCTGATGAATCCACCATTCCTGAACCGAGCTAACGCCATACTTGTGCAGTCAACCATGTCATCATGATCGGACGCGGGAAACGCAGCCACCTGCTCTACGACTTCCTCTGCCCAGCGCCTCCCCGCAGGATACCAGACCATGCCCGATCTGAAAATATCCGACACTGCATTCAGTCGTGCAACTTTATCACCTGTGCCCCTGTGTGGGGTGAACTCTTGGACAGGAATTCCCATACGTCTGAACTCTTGGAACAGGGGTGTACCACTGGATTTCTTCTCAACGATGAACGCATCTGGCTCCCAATCCCTGTACTCTTCCAGTGCCAAGTCTTTGAGTTCAGCAAACTCCACCCGTTTGTTGATGGCGTTCATCAGGATGATGTGGGGCTTCTCCCCTGTGAGTTTGTGGGTGAACACACCCCATGTAAGCAGTGCTGTAAAGTCAGCGCGGTTGTTTTTCTCAGCCGCCGCGTCAAGCGTCATGATGACAAACTCTAACTCAGGGGGGTCTTCCTCTTCCCACTTCATCCACCACTCGCGCTTGATAATCGCACCTTCTTCGCTGGTGGGTTGTTGCTGATACTGAGCATTCCACTGGAACGAGGGCATCGAAGCTTTTGTGCGGTGCAGGGCTTCAAGGTCAAAGAACTCAGGCCACAGCGCCCTCTCTTCTGGCGTGTTCTCGTGGAAGATGGCTGGGAATTCAAAGAACTCGTACTTATCAGACTCTTCGTTGCGAGCCATGTCCTTGGCCATCATGCCAATCAGATCGTTGGGATGCCAGCGTGTATGCACAATCGCCATCCGGCCACCCGGCATCAGACGTGTTCGAGCACCAAAAGTAAACCATTCGTATGCCTTTTGGAACACCTCAAAGTTACCGTTCAAGATGTCCTGCTCAGAGAACGGATCGTCAACAATCAAGAAGTCAGCGCCACGACCTGCAAGGGCAGAGCCAACACCGCAGGCAAAGTACTCACCACCTGAGTTGGTGTTCCACCGACCGGCAGACTTACTGTCAGCCGCCAGCGTCACCGTTGGGAATATTTCTTTGTACATATCTTGGTCAACCAAGTTACGCACCTTGCGTCCAAAGTCAACGGCCAAGTCAGTGGTGTGCGACACCATCAGCACCTTCTTATCAGGGAAGTTGCCAAGGAACCATGCAGGGAAGTAAACCGATACCAAAAAAGATTTGCCGTGGCGTGGTGGAATAGAGACAGCAATCCGGTCTTTGCGGTTAAATGCCATGTCTTCTAATAGAGATGCCAATCTCTTATGATGCCTACCGATCTTGTAATCGGGGTTCATCTTCATACAAAACTCTAGCAAGCTATTGCGTGCAACCTTGGCCGCTTCCCGCTTGGTCAACTCTTCTAGCGTGGCATCAAACGATTCTAAATCCGCAGGGTCAAGTTTTGCCAAATCTACGTTTTGTAGATCTTCGATGGTGAACTCGGAAAAATCAATCATCCGTATTTGTACGTACTAACGTGGGTGTGCCTAACACTTCCGCCTTGCTCTCTTGCAGGGTCTTGGGTTTGACCGCTACATCCACAATCTGTTCTGTCTTGCTACGCAGTTCCAGCAGTTTGGAAATCCTACCTTTGATCGAAGCCTCAAGCTCAAGCGTGGTTTTGTGCTTCACAGTAATTTCACTGCGTTCGATGAACAGGCCCACGTCACCCACCTTGCCTAGCAGTTCAAGTGCCCTGATGCGAATCTTGGGATCGGGGTGTGTTGTCTCTTCGATCAACTTGTTGGTTACATAGGTTCTGATCTGCACAGCCGAGTTCACCACCACCTGATCGTACTCGCTCAGTATGGACTTGAGATGCAACACCGATGCCGTGGTTGTGACTGCGTTGGTCAAAGGTGTGACTACATTTGTAGCTTCTGAGCTACTAACTGATTCATGGAAGGCTGAGCGTGCCCGCACCTTATCTTCTTCTGACGGTTCATCGGGTGCACCGAACGCTTGCAAGAACTCAGCCGTCTTAAATAAGGCATCCACCTTGGTATGCAGAGACACCACGTCCTCCCGCTTGCTTGGGATTGGCACCGTCAACTCTGGGATACAGATCAGCATGGCGCGAAATATAACACACAAACGGCAGGGCGTGTCAAGACACTATCAAGGGGGGCCTGTTCTGGAACATGATTTCAAGGATTTTTTGCTATAAAAATTTTTAGCAGGTCGTTTTATTTTGATGGGGGGTGGGTTTCAGGAAAATTGGT